GTGAAGGTTTGCCGCCTGTCGGTGTTGAGTGTGAGATGATATTTGACGGCAAAGGTAAGTTGATAACTCCTTTGTACTTTACAGATTTTGTCGATGGTCTGGTTTTGTTTTACCACTCAAGCAATAGTATGCCTCACTGTGATGATACCTACGATTGGTGCTTGGTTGAGAATTGCATATTCCGCAAACCAGAAACCCCAGAAGCCAAGAAAGAGCGTGAAGAGTTTATTAAGCTCATAAAAACCAAGTTCAACAATGATAAGAGGTTCATTGATAAGACAATGGCTGAAGCTTTGTTCGACGCTGGATGTCGATTTAAGCTAGTAGAGGGTGAGTGATATGGGTAGTTGGCTGTTTGATGTTGTACTTAAAGATAAGCTATTTTCATACTCTTGCGAAAAATGCGAATCTTCAAGGGTAGAAATGAAAGGGTATCAAGGTTTATTCTACAAGCACAACGCGGTAAGCTGCGCAAATTGTGGCAATGACCTGTATAAGTTAAATTCAATTATAATCAAATAATATCAAGCCCCGTTAACGCGGGGTTTTTTCATATCTACACAAAGGTGATATAATTTAGTCATTCGTTAGGCGGATAACATTAAATCATAAGGTGATTGATATGGCTAAGTTAACAGATAAGCAAAGGAGCTTTATAGAGCATTATTGCTCGAATGGATTCAACGCAACACAGGCAGCAATCAGTGCTGGCTACAAGCAAACCAATGCTAAACAGCAAGGGTGTGAAAACCTAGCAAAACCAGACGTGCAAGACGCAATACAAGAGTTTATGGGCAAAGCCACCAAAAAGGCTCTAATAACCACTGAGGACATCGTTAAGCGCCTCATGGATGAATCTGAGTATGTTGGTGAGGGTTCAAGTCATTCAGCCCGTATAGCGGCTCTCAAGACGTTAACGGATTACACTGGCGGATTCGATAACAACAAGCAGAAAGTAGAAAGCAAAGTTCAAACTGTCGATGATAGTAATCTGTCATGGTAAAGATTGATTTAACTGGCCCAAAGCTAGACCTACAAAACAATTCCCCTGCATTTGTACCTTATTACCAAGATGAATCGCGCTATCAGATTCTATGGGGCGGGGCGGGTTCCGGTAAATCGCATAAGGTAGCTAGACGAATCCTGATTAGGTGCTTTAAAGAGAGGCACAACTATCTAATCGTTCGTAAGGTTAACCGCACTCTTAAGCGCTCAGTGTTTACGCTAATGAAAAACATCATATCTCAATGGTGTCAGAATTGGCGCGTTCCTGTTTCCTCTGTTGCTGAGATAAACCTAACCGACCTAACTATCAGATTTCCACACAACGGTTCACAGCTAATGTTTACTGGGCTTGATGATGTTGAAAAGCTAAAGTCTATCGAGGGTGTTACATCGGTATGGTGTGAAGAGGCTACCGAACTTAATCAAGAAGACTTCGAGCAACTTGATTTGCGTCTACGTGGCGACCATGGGGTTACAAAGCAGATAACAATCACATTCAACCCAATATCAGACCAGCACTGGCTGAAAAAGGTATTCTTTGATGACCCGATTGAGGACGTGTTTACCCTAAAGACCACCTTCCTAGATAACAAGTTTATTGATGAAGATTACAAGATGGTTATGCAGAACAAAAAGCAAACCAACCCGCGATACTACAATATCTATGCTCTAGGCAATTGGGGTACTGCTGAAGGTCTTGTATTCCACAACGTCAAGCAAAGGCCAATCAAGGAAGATGAGTTAGTTGATTGTGAGTTTGTGCAAGGTCTGGACTTTGGATATACGAACGACCCTACAGCATTCAATCAGACTTATATTGATGTTAAGAATAGGAAGATATTCATTTACGATGGTTTCTACGAGAAGGGCCTAAGCAATCAGGTTATCTCTGACAAACTGAAGAAGATGCAAGCTCACAGGCATTTAACAACGTGCGATAGCTCAGAGCCTAAATCAATAGATTCACTCAAGGCTAAAGGCTGTCGAGTAAGAGGGGCCATGAAGGGTGCCGACTCAATCAATGCCGGCGTTGACTTCCTGCTTGAGTTCGAGATTGTGGTAAACTCTCACTTAGTGGAATTTAAAACCGAATTTGATAACTATGCGTGGTCAGTAAACAAAGACGGCAAGACGATTAACAAGCCTATTGATGACTTTAACCACTTCATTGATAGCCTACGCTATGCTTGCGAACATCTTTACATCAAAGGCAAGCGCAAACGCTTCACAATACATGGGTAAATACAATGCAAACAAAAATAGATTTAGGTTACTCTGAAAACCTCCCATTATGGGAGCAAGTAAGGGCAGCTATCCGAGGCAAACAGGGGGCGGTCGCTCTCATTGATGGTGTAGGTGTCGGCTCATACTTTGGGCTTGTTTCGCCTTCTTACCGTGTGACTAATGAGAATCGCGCTACTGTAGATAGGCGTAGACAGTCATACTTTGCCCGCGGTCGATTCTTTAACGCTACAGGCCGAACCCATGACGCTTACATTGGCATGATTGGTGCAAAGCCAGTCGATTATGATGAAGTGCCAGAGGGTTTATCTGAGTTTATTGAAAACGTAGACGGTGAAGGCTCTAGTATTGATGCATTTGCATTTGAGATTGCTTCAGAGGTTCTAATCACAGCCCGTTACGGTGTCCTAGTTGACCCGCCTGATAACAACGGAAAGACACGCAGCGAAATGGGAACCTCTAAGCTAGTCGGTTATGTTGCTGAATCTATCCCTCACCACATCGTTAATGGTGGTAAATTGGTGCTGGTGGACTTACTGGAAACCTACTGGGATAAGGTTGGCGATGATTACGAACTGAAGAAGCAGACTAGGCGACTAGAGCTGATTGATGGTGTTTACACATCCAAGATTAAGCGCGAGGGTGACTGGGAGCAGGAAGTGCAGCCAAAGATTAATGGTTCAACACTTGATTACATTCCGTTCTTCTTCTTTGGCTCAGAGAACAACAAGCCAACATATGACCGCCCGGTAATGTTTGACCTTTCTCATGAGAACTTAGGCCACTTTCAATTAAGCTGTGACAACCTAGAGAACTTGCACTATCACGGGCAAGGCATGACTAACGTTTACTCTTCAATGGATATCGACCAGTTCAACGAGATGAACCCTAATGGCCTAGATGTTGGCGCTAAGGGTGTAAACATGCTTGAGCAAGGTGATAGAGTAGAGATTCTACAGATTGCCGCTACTGGTGCTATATCTGCTGAAATGGATAGAGTAGAAAAGCGCATGATTATGTTAGGCGCTCAAGTCACGCAGGACTCAGCAACTAATCAGACTCTAGGCGCTAAAGAGATTGAATCGAACGCATCCACTTCACAGCTAAAGCGTATTGCTAATAACATCTCTAGTGGGTTAACTCGATGCGTACAACTAGCCGCTGAGTTTATGAGCGTATCTGGTGAGGTGAAAATCAAAGTCAATGACCAGTTTGTAACCGACAATATGACAGCTCAAGATGTGCAAGCAGTATTTCAAGCGGTTCAAGGTGGTGATTTGCCTCAATCTGTTCTACTGAACACAGCGCGCAAGGCTAACTACACAGATAAGACCAACGAGGAGCTTATTGAAGAGCTTAACGAGCAAGGCCCAACAGGTGAAAGCGAAGAGTTAGCACGACTACGCATGGAGAATGACAATCTAAGGGAGCAATTGAATGGCTCAGCAGAATGATGAACTAGTTGCCATTCAAGCCGAGCACAGCCGCTATATACAGCGGCTTGCTGCTGGTCTTGGTAATGATGCAATTCCATACATTGATTCAATGAGCGAGCAAATCACTGCGCGCATTAATCGAGAAATTGGAAAAAACCTAACACCATTGCGCAGGGAAAAGCTTCTTGAAGATATCAATGCGATCGTAACCAGTGAGTTAACCGATTACACGAAAGAGCTTGCTAAGGGCGATTTAGATGTAGGTGTTTACGAGGCTGAGTTTCAAGCTAAAACCATAGCGCAAATTTACCCTACCGTTGAATCTACCGCTACAGTGTCACGCTCAGTTATTAAGACAGCCGCTAACAATACGCTTATCCAGCTAGGTGAAGGCTCTTATACTTCATACAATCAGATGTTAAAGCAGTACACGTCAGCTAACGCAGAGCAAATCACAAACATTGTTGCTAATGGATTTGTTGGTGGTAAGACGACGCGAGAGATTGCGAATCAAGTGCTGGCTGAGGTTGACAACAGAATAGTTAAAACCAAGAAGCAAGCAAAAGGCATTGCGAGAACAGGAACAACGCATTATTCAAATCAAGCTAGACGCGCTTACTTTGATGAAGAGCCTGTTGTTATTGGCACGCAAAACATTAGCGTCATGGATTCAGTCACAAGCCAGTGGTGCAGGTCTATTGATTTGCGCATTACACTAAAGACAGACCCAGCATACAGAACAGCATTCGCGCCATTTCATAATTTTTGCCGTGGTGCTAACTCTCCGGTTGTCGATGCTAGATATGCTCACGATGATGAATCAGGGCAAAGACCGGAAAACTTTAGGGATGCCAAGTCTGGATACTTAGACCCAAAGACCACTTCCAGCAAAAAGATTTACTATGATGCGTTTAAGGATTTGGATAAATCCTCTCAAGAGTTGGTGTTAGGTCCAACTTTAACGGCTGCATTTAGGAAGGGCATTAGAGAGGGCTCTTTAACTCCAGAATCGTTCGCTAAAATGATGGTTGATGAGAAGAATATGAAGCCATTAACCATTGCTGAGATGCAAAAGAAAGACAATAAACTCGGGCGGCTAATACGCTCAGTTAAATAGTAATTTGTAACAACCACTTTTCAGGTGGTATAATTGTTTGTGCGTGATTAGGTTGCGCACAATTCAAATGCATGAGGTGCAGAATGGGCTACAAAGAACTAAACGCGGCAGATTTTGCCGATAAGACGCCTGAAGAAATTGCGGAGATGGTTTCTGCAAATGAAAAGGGTCTAAAAGAAAGTCGCGATGACTGGATGAATCAGGCTAATGGCTTTAAAGGTCAGATTAGCGATAGCGAGAAGGCAGTATCAGAGGCTCGCAAGCTTGCTGCTGAAAAGGAAGAGGCTCGACTTAAAGCTGAAGGTGATATGGATGGTTTAAAGGCTCACTATGAAGAGCGACTTGCTAACACCACAGCTCAAATGAAGCTTCAAACAGAGCAAGCGCAAAATGCATTAAAGCAGCGTGATTTGTCAGAGGTTCATTCTGAAATTATGCGCGGTGTTCATGAAAACTTCACACCAGCAGCTCAGGCTTTGCTGAATGCGAATACAGAAGTTAGCTACGACGAACAAGGCAATAAAAAGGTTGTTATTCGTCACGGCGATAAAGAATTTAACACAACTGCTGATTTTAAAGAGTTTGCAAAAACAGACCCTACTTGGTCAGCAATGTTAAGCGCTCCTAATACTCAGGGTGTAGGTGCAACAGGTAATCAAGGCGGTCAGGCTGCTAACGATGCGGACAGCGCATTTAAACAACGTTTGCGCGAAAGTGGTTTATTAAACTAAAAGGTAAAATATTATGGCATTAGCTAACATGCAAGTATATGACGAGCAAATCCGCCTACGCACCATTGAGTTGCTTGGCCAAGATTTGCAAAAATTCAACGCGGCATCTGGTGGTACTATCGTTCTTGATATGTCTCGCTGGATGGGTAACTACACTCGTGAGTCTTTCTATAACTCGCTAGCATCTGCACAGCGTCGCGTTGACCGTAACGCAGCACAAGCCGCTGCTGCTGAAACTGCACTATCTGAATCAGAAATGGTTGGCGTTAAAGTTGCTGGTGGTTTCGGTCCTGTGGTGTTTGAGCCTTCACAGCTTACTTGGTTATCTTCTTCTCCTGAAGAGGCTATCAATGTAATCGCTCAAGGCTTTGCTGATGCGCTTCTTGCTGACCAACTAAACACTGTTGTTGGTTGTGCTGTTGCTGCAATTGAGAACATTCCTGCGCTTGTGAATGATGTATCTTCACTGACTGCTGGTGCTGGCGCTCTAACTCAGTCGGTGCTAAATGGATCTCACGCTAAGTTTGGCGACATGTCAGGAATGCTACGTGCTGACGTAATGACTGGTGCGGCTTACCACAAGCTGCTAGAGAAAGGTCTAGAGAATGGCGAGCGCCTATTTGAATCAACCAACGTAACTGTTCAATCGATTCTAGGTAAGCTATTCGTAGTATCTGATATTCCTTCTCTTACTGAAACTGGCACACCTAACAAGACGAAAGTTCTTTCAATCGTTGCTGGTGGTCTTGTTGTTGATAACGCATCTGATATTATCACGCACCTAGATACATCAAACGGTCAGACTCGTATTGAGACGACTTGGCAGGCTGATTACTCGTTCGGTATTAAACTAAAAGGCTACGCATGGGA